CGTAAGAAACCAAACCCTTGCCCGATTGACCACAGCGAACTACCATCACACCGTTGCCAGCGCCTCCACAATGCCCTCAGCCAAACAAGCACCAGTGATTGAACGTCTGCACCACCTGATGGGGGAAGCAGCCGCTGTAGCTGCTGCCGTGCGGGATAACGCGCAAGATGACGGCGAGCCATTGGATGCTGCTGAGCTGATTGATTTGATTGCTGCTTACCAAACCGTCCTAGATTTATTAGATGAAGCATTCCACATGGAACCCGCCCAAGGCAATGGCGCGTGCAGTATCGGCTGACCGGTTACAATAAATTCAAATAGCTCAACTTTTCAAGTTAGGAACTAATGGCTAATTTAATGCGCAAACACTATAAGCTCAATTATGAACTTATAGAAAAGGTGCGTATTTTATCTGAATTTGGCGGGCCGTTAGAGCACATCTCAGCCGCTGTTGGCGTCTCATATCGAGCACTAAATGAATGGATTGCCAACGCTAAAACAGATAAAGGCACACAGCTAGAAATTCTGCTTTTGCAAGCTATTGATGAAGGTCGCGCTAAAGGTGGAATGCGGCTGGCTAATATTATTGCAAAGGCAGCAGATGAAGGCAGCACTAAAGATGCACAGTGGATGCTCACGCATTCGCCTGCATTTCGTAAACATTACAGTGATAATGCTGCAATCGTTCGCGCTAGGCAGGAAGGGGTTGAACTGGCAGTGCAGGCATTAGCAGAATCTGAGCTATCACCAGAACAGGAACGTAATTTATTATTGCGAATACAATCAAAAACAGGTGAGCAGTTAGTCGATGTCGAAGATTCTTAAACGGCTAGCACAAATTGAATTAAACCAAACATTTATTGAAACATTTGATTTACCTGATACATTAAGACAAATCCAAGCTGATTTGCATCCAGGCCAGCTTGATTTTGTAAATGACCATACAACCCAAATCCTTGGCGTATCAGCAGGCTATGGCGCAGGCAAGACCAGAGCGTTATGCGCTAAAGCGGTACATCTTGCAGCAGCTAACCAAGGCTTTATTGGCTGCGTGCTAGAGCCCACTGGTCCGCTGATTCGGGACATTTTTGTAAATGACTTTGATGCTTTTCTTGAGTCCTACAATATCCCATATTCTTATCGCGCTAGCCCATTACCTGAATATGTGTTGCATTTACCGTTAGGTGATACCAAGATCCTATGCCGTAGCTTTGAGAACTGGACACGTATTATTGGTTTGAACCTTGCGTGGGTATTAGCAGATGAGATCGATACTGTTGCGCCATCTATCGCGAGTCGTGCATTTCCCAAAATCCTTGGTCGCTTACGTGCTGGCAACATAAGGCAATTTGGCGCTGCATCCACTCCAGAGGGATTCCGTTGGATGTTTAATACGTTTGCCAGTGAGGACGCATTATCACGTACTGATCGAAAGCTGATCAAGATGCGCACTGCTGATAATCCGCACTTACCGGCTGATTTTATTGAGCGGTTGCAGGCTAACTACGACCCAAACTTATTACGTGCATATCTTGATGGCGAGTTTATTAACCTTACGACTGGCACTGTTTACGACAGGTTTGATAGGGCTAAACATGTAGTAACGCAATTGGCGGATTACAGTGAAGAACCATTGCGTATTGGCGTTGACTTTAACATCGGCAACATGTCGGCGGTTATTGGCATTCGTAGCGGTAAAGGTTTATTAATAATCGACGAGATCAGCGGCGCGCATGATACCGACGCATTAGGTGCCGAGATTCGTAGGCGATATCCAACTCATCGGCTTTATGGCTACCCAGACGCTAGTGGCGGCAATCGTTCTACAAATGCAACGCAAACGGATATTCAGATATTGGAGCAATATGGCATCAGTAACCAATCGCCTAAAAGCAATCCACCTGTGCGCGATCGCGTCGCGGCAGTGCAGGCATTACTTGAAAACGGTAAGGGGGAGCACCGGTTGCAAGTCAGCAGCACCTGCAAACGCATGATTGAATGTTTAGAGTTACAATGCTATAACGATAACGGCACGCCAGATAAAGAGGGCGGGCACGACCACATGACAGACGCATTGGGCTATCTAGTATGGCGTGAGTTCAACCCGCTACACGCTGGGGCTGGCCGCGGTACAGGCATTAGAATCTATTAACCAAAGGCCGGTTGCATGTATTCAGGTTTTTCTTTCTACGACCGGCCTACTGCTGACCGTAAGGTCACTCGCGTTCACGATGCGAATACTGCATGGTATGCGCAAGAACCACATTGGATGCTGATTGAGGACCTCATTCAAGGCACCTACGGGATGAGGCGCAGGCACCGCCGCTACCTGCCGCAAGAGCCACGCGAACAAGATGAGTCTTACGATAATCGCTTAGCACGTAGCGTAGTTCCGCCGTACTATCAACGCTTAGAGCGTATGTTAGCGGGAATGTTAACACGTAAGCCCGTTAGGTTAAATGATACCAGCGACAACATACGTGAACAACTATTTGACGTTGACCTGCAAGGGAATGATCTTAACGTCTGGACTTATGAAACTGCACGCAAGTTGGTGCGTTACGGCCACATTGGAACACTAGTTGATGCACCATCAGATGGCGGCAGGCCGTATTGGTGCACCTACACACCACGGCAAATATTAGGTTGGCGTACTGAAGCAAAAGACGGGCAGCAGCAACTTACGATGTTGCGATTGCTGGAATCAGTGATTGTGCCTGATGGTGATTACGGTGAGAAGGCAGTGCAGCAGGTTCGAGTCTTAACACCAGGCGCATACGAGCTACATCAAAAGCAAGATAACAGCGAGTTTAAGATTGTAGAAGAAGGTAATACAAGCCTTAACGAGATACCATTCAGCGTTGCATACAGCAACCGCGTTGGTTATTTAGAATCAAGGCCACCATTAGAAGATATTGCAGAACTAAACCTTAAAACTTATCAAATACAATCAGATCTTGACAACCAGCTACATATATCAGCAGTGCCGATGTTGGCATTCTTTGGTTTCCCGTCAGCAGCGGAAGAGGTATCAGCAGGTCCAGGAGAGGCTATAGCCTTTCCCGAGAATGGAAGGGCGGAATTTATAGAACCAGGTGGTGCAAGTTTTGAGTACCAATTCAAACGGCTAGAGCAGCTTGCAGGGCAGATTAATGAGCTTGGTCTATCAGCAGTATTAGGGCAAAAACTCAGCGCGGAAACAGCAGAAGCAAAGCGTATTGACCGCAGCCAAGGCGATAGCACCATGATGGTAATTGCGCAGAATATGCAAGATATGATCGATAACTGTTTACGCTTTCATGCTGAATATCTCGGTACTACTGAATCGGCTGGCAGTTGCTTGGTAAATCGTGATTTTATTGGCGCAAGACTAGAACCTCAGGAGATTCAAGCATTGCTCCAGCTTTATACTGCTGGCACTATCACCCAGGAAACATTACTAGAACAGCTTGCTAATGGTGAAGTGCTAGGCGATGATTTTGATGTAGAAGAAGAGCTAAGCGCAACTGCTAACGGAGGGCTGAATGACAATACCAGCAGCCCTATTTCGTAACGCAATTGATTTAAACCGTTATAGCAATAGTGTAGGCCGTCAAGTAATTACAACTTATAATGATATTATTATTGATGCTGTAAATCAACTGCGAACGATTGATGAGTTAGCAGCACCAGTAAAAGCAGCAAGGTTGCGTGCGATATTAGCCCAGCTTAAAGACAGCCTTAATACATGGTCGGGCGATAGTATTACTGCACTATCTACAGAATTGCAAGGATTAGCAGAATTGCAATCTGATTTCGTTACTGAAGAGCTACGAAAGGCATTACCGGCAGGCGCACGTACTGCAGTTAATACAGTTGAAATAAGCCCGCAATTTGCGCAATCAGTAGTTACAACTGACCCAACACAGCTAAATGTGGTGGCATTATCGGATGATTTATTTGCAGCCGTACAAGGTGCACCACAAACGTTTAGCCTTACTGCTGCCCAAGGTGCAACGATTACGCTGCCTAACGGTGAGGTAGTAAGCAAAGCGTTCCGTGGTATTGCAGTTGATCAAGCTGAGCGGTTTGGGCAGGTGGTGCGTAATGGCTTGCTAACAGGTGAAACCACACCTGATATTGCAAAGCGATTGATTGGGCAATTGCAATTTGGCGAAATCGCAAAAACGGCACGTCAGTTAGCAGCCGCAGGCGGTGAACTCACGGCGGTAGCTGATAACCAGATCATGGCGCTTGTACGCACAAGCATTAACCAAGTTGCTAATGCTGCCAGCCAGCAGGTATATGAAGCGAACCAAGATATAACTAAAAAGTATCGTTACATTGCAACACTTGACACTAGGACTAGCGCAATATGCCGCGCATTAGATGGGCGTGAGTTTGAGTATGGCAAAGGGCCGATGCCACCACAACATTTTAATTGTCGCAGTACAACGGTACCAATCATTGATCCTGATATCTTGCCACCATCAACAGTTGCAACACGCGCCAGTAAAGATGGTCCAGTGCCAGTTAATACAAGCTATGGCCAATGGCTTAAGGATCAACCGCGCTCAGTGCAGGAAGAAATATTAGGAAAAGATAAAGTAGTTTATTTCAATAAATTAGCTGAAAAACATGGCGCCCGCGATGCAATGGCAAAGCTTGTACGCGACGATGGGTCGGAGCTATCATTAGATGACCTCCGCAAGCGTTACGGTGCCATTAAAGAAAGGTAAAGGCAAGGACATGATTCAGTCGAACATTAAGGCTGAAATCAAAGCTGGCAAACCACCTAAGCAAGCAGTAGCGATCGCCTACGCTAAAGCTGGCAAAAGTCGCAAACCCAAAAAGTAAAATGGCTATCGGCGTTGGCTCCCGCGTCTCTTGGCAGTATCAAGGTAAGACCACTTATGGCGTGGTTACTAGCACTGCTGGCACTCGCGCTACTATCACTGGCCCTAGCGGCGGCAAGGTAACGCGGCTAGGTACTAAGGAAGATCCAGTGCTGCGTATTAAATCCGAATCCACTGGTAACCCAGTGCTAAAGCCACGTTCTGAGGTAAAAGCAGCACCCAAGCGCAAATGATCAACTATCGCGGTGAGCAATTCGAGGGTTATAACAAACCCAAGCGGACACCGCAGCATGAGAGTAAATCCCATGCGGTATTAGCTAAAGAAGGCGAAACCGTTCGGTTGATACGTTTTGGCCAGCAAGGTGTATCGGGCTCACCAGCAGCAAAAGGCGAATCAGCAGCAGACAAAGCTAGGCGTGCATCATTCAAGGCTCGCCATGCCGAGAATATCGCTAAAGGAAAAATGAGTGCTGCTTATTGGGCTGACAAAGTTAAGTGGTAACTGATAACATAAGATTGCAAACGATTTGCACAAAATGACCGAAGAACAATCAACAGCTCCCGACACACAAGCAATCCAAGCAGAACTAGAGGCTTTACGCCGCAAGAATGCTGAATTGCTAGATGACTATAAAAAAGCCGTAGCACAAGCTAAGGCCATACCTGATGGTGTCAATGTAGATGAACTGTTGGAATTCAAGCGCCAAGCCGAGCAAACTGCCCTTGAATCTCAAGGCAAGTACACCGAAGCAAGGCAGGTATTGGAGCAGCAGTACCGTGAGGCGTCGGCGGAAAAGGACCAGCGCATTATTGAACTTGAAGCCAAATGCCGTGAACTTGAACTCATCACACCAGCAGTAACAGCATTAGCAGATCTAGTGCATGATCCAGATATGGTGCTTAAAACTAAGTTAAGCAGCGATAAAATTGAACGTGAACCTGATGGCACTGTTGTTGTAGTAGATGGCTACCAACGCACACCAGTAGCTGAATGGGCTAAAACGCTACCAGCATGGATGCAAAAGCAACCAAAACCACAAGGCAGCGGCGCACCATCAGGCCGTAGCACCAGTGAATTAGCAGGTATCAAAAACCCATTTGCACCTGAAACATTCAACCTGACGGAGCAATCAAGGCTGTTTAAGACAGACCGTGATATGTATGACAGGTTAAAGGCGCTAGCATAATTGCATCCAGTTGTGCTGGCTAGGGTTGTGCCCGAACTTGCAAACCACTAATTCTTGAGGATCTCATGGCGACACTTCGCTCTGACATCATCGTACCGGAGATTTTTACACCCTATTTGATTGAAGCTACCACTCAGCGCGACGCATTTTTGTCGTCTGGTGTAGTTCAACCAATGGCGGAGTTGGATGCTTCCGAAGGCGGTGATTTCATCAACGTTCCATTCTTTTCAGCTAACTTAAGCGGTGATTTTGAGGTACTGACTGACAGTTCTTCATTAACACCTGGCAAAATCACTGCCAACAAGCAAGTTGGTGTTGTTTTGCACCGTGGCCGTGCATTTGAATCACGCGATCTTGCCGCTCTTGCTGCTGGCGCTGATCCTATGGCCGCTATCGCTACTAAGGTTGCCGCCTATGTAGCTAACCAACGTCAAAAAGATCTCATCAAGTGCCTTGAAGGTGTATTTGGCGGCTTGACCTCCAACACCGGCGCTGCATTTATTGATTTGTCTTTTGATAAGACTGGCCAAACAGCACTTGGTCCCCGCCAAGTAGCTAAAGCCCGTGCATTGCTAGGTGATCAAGGCGACAAGCTAACTGCTGTTGCTATGCACTCTGCTGTTTACTACGACCTAGTAGAACGCAAGGCAATTGATTACATTACTAACACCGAGGCACGCCTAAGCACTGCTGCGACTGGTGCTAGCACCATCAACGCAATTGCTGGTTCTATTGCATCTGCTTATGCCGGTGACAATTCAGTACCAACATTCATGGGCTTGCGTGTTATCGTTTCCGACGATTTAGCACCAACTAGCACCAACTATCCTGTTTATTTCTTCACCGCAGGCGCTATCGCTTCTGGTGAGCAAATGGCATTGCGCACTGAAACTGACCGTGACATCCTCGCCAAGAGTGATGCTATGGCAATTGATTTGCACTACTGCTACCACCCAATTGGTGCTAAGTGGGGAACTACCGTAAACCCAACTCAGGCTCAGCTTGCCACTATTGGCAACTGGACCAAAGTGTATGAAACCAAAAATATTGGTATTGTACGCGCTACTTGTACCTCTAACTACTAATAGTCATGGCAAGTATCTTTGAACTTGGCGACATTCCAGGCGGCCTTCTGCCTGGGCAAATGGGTTTAGCAGCTCCTACTGCTACTGCAACCCTAAGTACAGCTAACAGCTACAACGTCATTATCCGTGGCGTTCCTTCTGCTGCTGCTACATATACCACAGCTACGGCTGCGGCAATTGTGGCTGCTATCGGCGGTGACTGCGCTATTGGCACCACTTTTATGGTGGTTGTTATTAACGCATCGGCTGGCGCTAATACCATCACTATTGCTGGTGGTACTGACGTAACAGTTAGCGGCGTAGCAACTGTTGTGCAGAATGCTTCCAAGGTATTCCTTGGCCGTGTTACTGCTGTAGCTGCTGGTTCTGAAGCCATTACGTTGTATGGCCTAGGTTCTACTGCTGCTGCTGCTGCCTGATGGGTTTATTTGCATTCCGCAGAATGCGTGAACGTGAGGCTATCTCCCAGGAGGTGGCCTCATTTCCTATTGCGGAGCCTACACTAATACCAGAGGAGGCTACTGATGGCAATCGTGATAGTGGCGACCCCAAACGCCGCCGACGCAAACTCGTACATAACGCTGGCGAATGCCCAGTTGATAGTTGACGGGTTGGTGCAAGACGCAGATATTACAGCATGGGGCTCTGCTACTACAGACGCCAAAAATCGTGCACTTTACACCGCAACACAACGATTAGATCGTGAACGTTTCCTAGGTGCTAGGGCAACTGATACGCAGTCGCTGCAATGGCCGCGGACTGGCGTGAGAAGGCCCGATACTTATATCAATACTTATGCCGTCGGTTTCCCATTTCGCATTACCACCGATTATTTTAACGACAACGAAATTCCGCCGCAGGTGCAATATGCACAGGTCTTGCTTGCGGCATACCTAAATAACAACACTGATGGCATTGGGCTTAGCGGGCTAGAAGATTTCAAGAATGTAAAAATCGGTAGCCTTGACGTGACGCCAAATTTTAGCGGCGCCGTGGGGGCAGATAAAATCCCGCCGATGGTGGAACGTTACCTAACAGGGCTTAGAATAAGCGGACCAGGCAATTTCTCCATCAAACGATCATGAGCGAATACCCAGGCGCTGAGTTCATTGACGATACTGTTGCTCATACCGGCAGGTTTGGCGAGATTGTGGCATTAGAGGATTCAGTGATTGCAAGCGTTACGGCGCTGGATTATACCGGTAACGCGCTTACAGCCATTCCAATCAAAGCAAGCTGCGAGATGTGTGGTGTATTCACCAGCATCACATTAACTAGCGGCACTGTTATCGCTTACAAGATTTAGCCATGAGCGACTCCAGTGTTCTTGGCATTGATTATTCCAAAGGCGCAACTTTTGTTGACGCCGCAACAACAGTGACTGGCCGCTGGTGTGCGATTACTTTTTTGGGCAACGCAGCAATCACTGAAATCATTAGCACCAACTATGACGGGGCATCATTGGCCGGCCATACTCCTACCGCTGGAGTAACGATTTATGGTGTTTTCACCAGCATTAACCTGTCGGCTGGCCACTGCGTTGCATATAAGCTCTGATGGCACTATCAACCCCGCTACGTAAGGTCGCATCGAAGCTGATGGCTAAGTTTGGCGGCGTAGCGACCATCCGCCGTATTACGATGGGCGCGTACGATCCAGCTACTGGCACAGCAGCAGAAACTGCTGCTGATACCGTAGTGCGCGGTGTACTGGAAGACGTTAATTTGCGCGAGGTGAATGATCTAATCCAAGCTGGCGATAAGCGGTTAACGATTGCCGCAGCAGATGTTGCAAATGCACCAACACCAGCGGATAAAGTGCTGATTGCATCAGTAGTGCATCAAATAATCAGCGTTGTAACCACTGAGCAAGACAACACGGCGATAACCTATGAACTGATTCTGAGGGTCTGATGGCAGGTACTATCCGGCTAAACCAGATTGGTGATTACGCCAATAATCAAATGGAGAAGCTATTACGTGCAGCAGTATTAGAAACTGATAGTTTATTGAAACAAGCAAGCCCAGTTGATACTGGCAGATTTCGCGCTAGCTGGCAGGTAGGTGAAAACTCAGCACCAGGGGGCATTAAAGCGTCGGGCAACTACACAGGCATACCAGCATTAGACCGCATTGGTTACAGCCAAGAACGCCTCGGCAATATCTACAGCGTGCATAACAACCTGCCATATGCGGAATCGCTTGCTAATGGCAGTAGCAAGCAAGCCGACAGAGGCTTTATTCAAGGTATAGCCAAAGACGTTCAAGGCAGAGTGCGGATAGCTGCCGACCGTATCGGCAGGGAGTCATGAGCAGCACCTACAACAACGTCCGCGCTGCTATTGAAGGCCGTATTGCTACTGAAATGGCAGTTGCGCCTGTGTATCCGGTCAGCTATCAAAACGTACCATTTACGCCACCAGGTAATTCACCGTGGCTGCAAGCATCAATACGGTTTGGCGATAATGCTTATGCAACGCTGCTACCTACAGGCGGTGTAGGGTTCAACCGCCAAAACGGTGTGCTTGTAGTAAATGTATTCACGCCCGTTGGTGTTGGCGCAGCAGCGAACTACACCATTGCTGAACGCATCAAGGATTTATTTGATCGGGCTAAGTTCTCAAGCATTATATTTGATGCCGCATCGGGGCCAGCAACCGTAGGTGCTGGTGTGATTGAAACCGGCACTAGCGCAAGCAGTGGACTAGCGGCTGCATATTTCCAAACACAGCTAACCGCAACTTTTGAAGCTTACTTGGATTGACGCTATACTAAAACAAGCCAATCATCTGCTAAATCAATGGCCGTTACCGTCCTTTCCGGCACTTCCGGTGCTCTTTACTACAAGCCCGCTGGTACTAGCGTTGAATTGGCGGCATCCGCTTTTCCTGCATCTGGTTCCAGTATTCAGGTTGGTGCATATTTAGGTTTTAAGGTAAACGACCCCGTAACATTGACCTATCCCGCTGGCGCAACCACAACCAACTGCATTGCAGCAGGCGCTAAATTTGTTCAAGCCTACAACGCATCTACTGGTGTGTTGGCATTAAGTGCTACCGCAGGCGGCGCGGCGCTAACTGCAACAGCACTACCTTCAGGTTTTGGCGCTTTATTTGCAACCATCGCTTACACCGATTATGCTGCTGTAGCTTCAGTGCAAAACTGGAGTTTCAATATAACCCGTGCTGAAATTGACACCACAACCATTGGTCAAGCCGTTGGTCAGTATGCACCATTCAGAAGCTATATCCCAGGCTTTGCCGAGGGTGATGGTAGTGCATCCGTATTTGTAACAAGTGACGATACAGCGCTAGCTAACCGCATGGTGGAAGACGTGTTACAACGTCAGCAAGTAGGCGCAGCATTTAAGTTGTACACCGATAAGGGTTCAACTGAAGCTTTATCTCGCAGTATCGCGATGGAAGCTACACTACTAAGCGCCTCACGCAGTATCAACCCTGATGATGCACAGATAGTGGAAATCACTTTCCGTCCAAACGGTGTTCCTACATTCGACTTCTCTACCACTGCTTGATAACTAATGGCATCCACTGCAATCAGGGCAATAGACCGGCTAAAGAAAGCTGCTAATTTAGTGCCCGTCAAAAAGACGGTTGTACTAACTGATGGCGTTGAGTTTGTGTTCTACCGTTCACCATTAACAATGGCCGAACGCGAACGAGCACAAAAGGATGCTGCATCCGATGATGTAAATGCTTTTGCATTGCAACTGCTAGTTCAAAAAGCAACAGATGAAAACGGCCAGCGGATATTTGCTGCTGGTGAAATTGCGGAGCTAAAAAACGAGGTGCGTGATGCTGACCTGCAATTATTGATGCTTGCTGTTATCAGCGAAGACATCAAGGAAGAGGTGGATACAAAAAAATAAAGGCGGAGCTTAAAAAGGATAACCTGCTTAGGCTCCAGCTTGGTGTAGCTAAAGAATTAGGCTATACGTTAGCTAAGTTAAATTCAGAGCTGACTATGGAAGAATTGCTTCTGTGGTCAGCTTATTTTGAATTAAGCAATGACGAGCAAGAAGCTGCGATGCGACGGCGACGCTAGACTGGATTTAGTAGTAGGTGGCTAGCTGTGTCGGTTGTTGCTAATGTTGCCATTAATCTTGACAGCAGTGGCGCACAGCAACAGCTACGGCAATTTCAGCAGGGAGTAAAGGCAACTGATAATGCTGTATCTGGTTTATTTAAAACGGTTGGCAAATTAGCTATTGCACTTGGCGCGATACAAGCAGTTAAATTTGTATTTGTAAAAACTGCTGAGCTTGAAAGCCAAACACGTAGTTTAGAAGTTCTTACAGGTAGCGCAACAAAAGCAAAGCAAATTATTCGAGAATTGCAGCAACTTGGTGCTGTAACGCCATTTACATCAAGCGAATTAATTGATTCAGCTAAACGACTGCAAGCGTTTGGCGTTGAAACCGACAAAGTAGTTCAAACTACAAGACGATTAGCTGATGTTTCTGGTGCTACAGGCGCTGAGCTGCAAGGGTTAGTTACAGCCTACGGCCAGGTGCAAGCTAAAGGTCGGCTGCAAGGCGAGGAGCTGTTGCAGTTCCAAGAACGTGGCGTTGCATTGCAGGGTGAACTGCAAAAGATGTATGGGTTATCAGGGGAGGAATTACGAAAAGCATTAGAGAAAGGGCGTATAAGCGCAGAAGCTGTTGAAGTTGCAATTAACAGGCTTACCGAAAAAGGAGGCAAATACGCAAATGGCGCTATTGCGCAAAGTGATACACTTGGTGGCAAATTTAGTACATTGATAGATAACATAGAAATGTTAGCTAAAAAAATAGGAAAAATTCTTGAACCTACGTTAAAAAGAATATTAGATCTTAGCATTACTGTTATTGATAAAATCAATGAGGCAATGGCTGGGCCTGACAAAAAAACAGCTAATAATGAACTTTTTAATACTAGAGCCGAAGTAAAAAAACTTACAACAGAAATTAAAGCCGCTGAAAAAGCTGGCATTGGCATGTCTAAAGGACTAGAAGTTAAAGGTATTGATAATAACGTAATTATTCCTAGCGCACCAGTCTTGCCAATAATGAAAGCAGAATTAACAGAATTAACTAAAAAAGCAACTTATCTAGAGGGCCGACTTAAAGAATTAAATTTACCAAAAGCAGCAAAAGAAGATGTAAAATTAACAGTTCCACAATTACTTGAAGAAAAAGGCAGCAAAGATAAAGCGGCACGTGAAGCAGAAAAAGCAGCAAAATTGGCTAAGCAATTAGCTATGGATTCAGCACAATACCAAATGCAAATTGATGGTCAAGTATTTAGAAATCAAGTTGATCTTGATAAATTACGCTATGACCTGCAACGCCAATTGCAAGAAAAACAACTTGATAACTTTGTAAATAAATTTACTGGCGTAGCCAGAGAACAAGCAGGCATAATACAGTCAGCAGTATTAGGCTCAGCGGCATTTGATACACAGATTAAAGAATTAGAAAACAAAATCAAAGAAGCGCAGCAAAGGTTGCAATCAGGCACAAGGATGAATGAAGTGCAATCTACTACCGTTAGTGGTAGTAGGGGCAGTGGCGGGTTTCTTGTTGGTAGCACAGGTGCAAGCAGTGGGCCACATTTAGATTTGCGTGGTTCTGACCGTGAAGGCGTAATCAGGGAAGCGGCTGCAATTATAAAAGTATGGCAAAAGCAAGGATTGCCTTATATTGAATTACCAAATGCAAAAATAAATGTAAAAAATATGCTTGATGAATTGAAATTATTACAAGCATTACGTAAGGAGCAAATGGCTCATGATGTCACAAGAGGGAGACCTGTAGGAAGCAGTGGAAACGCAGTTGATATATCCGTGCCGTCAGGTACCAAGGTGCCTGTGGTTGCTGGTGCGGCTTCCATGCAGGGCAGAGGTGGATATACCGCAACATCATTAGCAACAGGCAATAGGATGCTGCATGGCTTGCCTCAATCGAAAGCAGGTGGTGGCGGTCTGGCAGGCGGCGGCCTAGCAGGCGGCGTACCTGGCGAAAATGTAGATCAAACAAAAGCAGAAATTCAAGGTTTAACGCAACAGCTTGCACTAATTAAATCGCAAGCGAAATCATTCACAGCGGTAGATTTAACAGGATTTATACTAAAAAGCACATCTGCATTCCGAGAGCAAACTGCGCAATTAGTACATCAAACAGAAGCATTTACACTGCGCAATCGTTTACAGATGGAAGGCGTTAAGCCTGAACTGATAGAAGGTGAATTGAAATTATTAGAAGTAAGGCAACAATTAAATGACAGGTTGCAACCTTTTAACGAACTATTAGCTACTGGCACCATGACGCAAGTCCAATATGCGGATGCTACTGACGGAATAAAAACCGCAGCAGAAGCCGCTGCGGTAGCAATTCAAACATATACAGCAGCCGTTGCCGCCGCATCATCACCAATACAGCAATTCATTGGATCTGCTCAAACACAACTAAAAGACCTTGAGTCTGTGGCTGTTCGTGTATCGCAAGGTATTGGCGATGCTGTTGGCAATTCATTAACAAAAGGCATCCAAGGTTTAGTTGAAGGCACAACAACAGCGCAACAAGTATTCTCTGACTTCCTTAAATCTATAGGCGACATTTTAATGCAGGAAGGCACAAAGATGATTGCTACTTACACTGCAATCGCGATAGCAAAATCACTAGCTGGATTGTTTGGCGGTGGCGGCAGTGCTATCGCTGGGGGCAGTACTTATGGCGGTGCAGCCTCAAGTTCTATTTTTAGCGCTGGCACCGGCACCGCTTTCGGTGGCATGAGCATCCCAGGATTCGCCGCTGGCGGCAATCCACCAATTGGCAAGGCATCACTGGTCGGCGAGAAAGGCCCTGAGTTGTTCGTGCCACGCACCTCGGGCACTATTGTCCCAGCCGACGCTACGGCAGCAGCAATGGCGCGTTACCAGCGCCAAGGCGGTAGTAGCAGCGGTAATAGCAGCAGTGATGCAATGGGCGCTGACGCAGCGGCAACTCCTGTATTATCAATGAGCTTTGAAACAACTAGGTTCTTGGGGCAGGATTATGTCAGCACTGACCAGTTGCAGGCAGCGATGATGGCAACAGAGAAGAGGGCTGTTAGCGCAGGTGCTAAGGCTGGTGCTGCTCAGGTATCATCACAGATGCGTAATTCACCTGCTTACCGCAGACAGGTAGGTCTACGATGAGTTTATTTGTAATCGGTAATTTTGTTACTTTCACAGCGCCAACAGGTGCAGTGCAACGATGGCAAAATTTCTTTACAGAAGGCGCCGTTTCATTCAACGGTCAGAACTGGAACCTTTTGCCGTTTGTTTATCGTGGTGCGCAAAAAACTAAAGGCGGCGATAATATCAGTAGCCAACTATTGTTACCTGCTAATCCACTTACATTAAGCTGGGTGCAAGATGCTGTTAATAGTAGCTGGATGGCTGAAGTCGAAACATATCAACTAACTGACACTTACTCACCTGGATCACGGTTAGGTCATGAATTCTGGATTGCCACCGGGCTTGGATATAACACACAAGCCGTTGAACTTCAGCTTAGCAGTGCCCTTGATGCGCTTGGTGCGCAAGCGCCAAATGCCAGAATTACCCACGAAATGGTCGGAGCATTGCCAAGCACGGGTGCTATCAGGTCCGGCTGATCTCATTGGCTTGCCTTACCGCTTAGGTGCTGAGCCAGCACGGCATGGCGCTACCGACTGTATTAATTTGTGCCGGTGGGTATTGGCATGGTATGGCATTGAAGCACCAGTGCCAGCCCGTAATTGGTATCGGCGTTTACATGCAGGCGACACCTCCATATTCAAGGAGCAATTAGACTTATGGGGAACACCAGCCGAAACTGGTATTATTGCGTTAGTGCAAGCTGTTGACAGTTTTGGACTAGCTGTTTTCTACGACACCGGATGGCTCCATTGCAGCGCACAAACCAACCGGGTGATATGGTCACCAGTCGTCAAATACGAAGCGCGATATTGCCATGGGAAAAGCAGCTAATTGATACTTTAGGGCTGACGATTGAAGAATATAACTGGTACGCAAACGAGGTAGCTAATCATCGCCCTAAACGCGATCCAGCTTATGACCATGTGCCGCATGTGGTATGTGATCCAATAACAGTTGGTATTGTTACAACAGTAGTTGGAGCTGGCCTTAGCTTTGCCGCGCAGGCATTAGCGCCAAAGCCAAAGCTACCAAAACAATCCGACCCAGGGCGAAATCAAAGTGGCGCTGACTTGACAGGTCCCAGCGTAAATGTTGAGAATAGGTTTACCAATGTAGATGGCTTTACATCAGTACAACCTTTAGCAAGGCTTGGCGAGGTGATGCCATTGGTATTTGCTAATCGGCAAGAGTTTTATGGCAAATATTACGGTGGTGTAAGAGTAGAAACCAAATTAGTATGGTCGCAATTACTAAGCCAAGGCGACGGGCAAGAGCTGCTAGCTTTATTTTTAGCTAGTGCAGGCCAGTTAGCGGCTGCCAGTACCCCAGAATTTAAAGGCTTTGCTATTGGCGATAGCTTGTTGCGCGGTTACCAAGAGAATAAATTTGCTGTTTATTTCCAACGTGGACAACCCGGCGAAGGCCGCATAACAGCAGCAGATAAAATTGCAGGTGGACTTAGCGCAAGAGGTCAAGATGTATTCCAAGCTCAACTAGGCAGTACAGAAGAACTGAAGCCATTGTTCAGTGGCGTGAGAATACCAACAACAATGACGCAATTTGGTACATCAGAGCCATTGCGTAATGGGCAACATTGGCGGCTGCCATTTAAGCGAGTACGTGTAGCTTATCCGCACTCTTCTCTCTTCGCAAAAGATCCTGAACAATGGGGGAAAGAGCAAACAAGTGCAAATAATGCAAATTTAGAAAGAAGCAAGGTTGAATCGCACTACGGGTGCAGAACTGGGATCATGAAAGTCAATAATGAAACGCTAGGGCAAGGAACAAAAACCATTTTTGTATATCCAAACGATACAATTGAATTTCATATGTATGAAGGCAATACTATAAATTTATTTGGTTCTTTTGGTGTGCAAGATATAGCAGCAAAAGACGATAATTACCGGCAATCATGTGATGATGTTCTTATAATAGGCGAAACCTATTTGATAGGTGGGGCGGAAGCGACATGTACAGGCTCCGACCCTGCAACAGCTCTATGGAATACATTTACACGTAAAAAATACTATTTTAAAGTGTTAGCAGAAGGCAATGTGCGGTTAGTGTCAGAACAAATTGTAATTCCTCATCCTGATTTTCGTGGGCAAAACTTAACCAGTTATAGCAACCCTGCCGATGGCCCTACAATTTCAAAACTAGCATTAGCTAATATAACAACAACACGTAAATTAAATCAAGTTGAAATTGGCATAAAATCACAAGTATGGAAAAGGTTTACAGGCATAGCAAACTTTGCCGCAATACCTGATGATGGCACATTAGAAGCGCTTGAGGCTGGCGGCAATAGTTATAATGTGGGGACCTATTCTGATTATGGATTAAGATATTCTATTTTTAGACTTCAAATTCGCAAAAAAGGTGATGATAGCTGGATTGGTCTCGATCCTGAGTCAGGTTCACCTTTTTGCGTTAAAGGTCGCACACCAATAGATCAATTTAATTTTATTCGTATTCGTTTCCCAAATCCTGATTTGCAGTATGAAATCAGATTGCGACCTATATCAGGTGGGGGTTATCTTACTTATGGCAGGGTGGCCGGTAACCGAATCTGCGTATTAGATGCAAGATCTGGCGGCCCGGTACACCACACAGTAGATACAGTTCTGGGGCCGGTTACAGTTTATTACAAAGGATATAGAGAAACAATAGAAGAACAAGCCGCAACAAATAATGTTATGTATTACGGAGGTAAACCGACGCAAGGAGCTGTTGAATCATTAGCAGCTATTGAATATTCAACTACCGGCTATATAGCGCCAGGTCTTTATAACACTACCACTGGAGGATCTGGCAGTGGCTTAAAAGTAAGCGCAGGTTCATATGAAACTGCGACTCAGGAACCAAAAGGAACAGTAATAACCGGCTTTGGTACTCGCTGGCTGCATATGGATATATTAGGAGCACCATATCCAAATGGAGAAGGTCAACGCTATACAAATGAAGCCGTTTTTACCCATCCCGCTTCTGGAAGCATGATAACAATAAAAATGACTTTAACTAGCCAAATATTAAATATTACTGGTTTTAATGCAGGTTACATAGATACAGGTGGAACAGGTTACATGTGGGTTAATGCCAATGCCGCTGGAAGTTTTGTCACGATTGTTGGCTATGGCAGAAATTCAGGCGAAAATATAGTTGCAGGCACTTATGTACTAGATAAACCTTCTAACTCGGCAACACCAATAAACGGGACAGTACAGGCGCAAGTAAGTGTTGCCGTGGAAGGGTCAAGCGTCTGGATAGCTGATGTAGTTGTACAAGAAAGTGGATCTAATTATAAAATCGGGGATAATATTCAAGTGGTTGGAACGGCTAGCCCACTACCTCCAATGAGAGTTGCAGCGCTTCGCTCTACTGCTCAGCAACGTGTAGCCGAACCTTTTGATGCTGTTACAGATGTGTACTATTATGATCAACAAGAAGGTAGCCATCAGAATGGTCCTGAGCACCAAGTAGTTTATATCAATGAGCAACGGGTAAACTATAGAAAAGGTTTATACGGACCAGAAGAATTTGCACCGCAATACGACCGCATGGCAATGATAGGCTTGCAATTGCGTAGCGGTAAAGAGTGGAGCGATTTTAGTAATCTTACTTATTACGCTAAGCAAGGCCGTGAAACGGTGCGGATGATTGATCCAGTAGCTGGCACCACAACAGGCTATTCACCAACCTCTGGCATCATCGGCCCTACTCATTTATTCCCTGAAATACTACGTGCTTTATTGCGATCACCATTGGTTGGCGCAAATAAATTAATACCTGAATCAATGATTGACTGGCCTGGCTTCCAAGAAGCTTGTAAAGTTTGTATTGCTAATCAATGGTTCTGGGATGGAGTGCTGGCATCGCCAGTTAATATCCGCGAATGGGCTTACGAAAATGCAGCATATTTCTTCTTGGATTTCCTTATTTTAGGTGGCAAGTTATCCTTGCAACCAACATTCCCAGTAAGCCCTACCCAGGGCTTGCAGGGCTACACATTATCTGGTGCTTACGACCGACTACCTACAATTTCAGCGTTATTTACTGATGGCAATATCATTGAGGATTCGTTGCAAGTAAGTTGGTATCCAGCAGAGCAACGTTTAGCGCCGCAAGTATTAATTACATTACGCGATGAGGTAGAAGATGGCTTTGCTGAAACCCGTAATATTCTTGTGCGGTTAGCTGAATCACAGCAAACAGATTCAGAATCAGCACCAGTGGAAGCAGTTGATTTTACTGGCTTTTGCACTAGCGCAAACCATGCAGTTGATTTTGCTAAATTGCTAATCCAAACTCGTCGTTATGTAACGCATACGGTTAC